CTGAACCAAAAGATCCCGTCAGGCTTCACCAAATGAGCGACATGGATTTTCTTGACTGAGATGTTTATCTCCGAAAAGACCATTCAAAATCGCCACTTGTAGAGAGCTTGGAAGTCTATCAGTAGCTGCTGAAAGATCATAACAAAATGACTTTCCGTAGTATACTGCTTTCTCCTGTGCTCTCTTGAAACCTTTATCTTGATCATGTGTCGAATCATTAGGAAGTTGCTTAAACAAAGAAAATAACGCGTCATGTAATGGTTTTAAGATGGACTGAGTCCATATATCAACCATTGCAAAGACTCGTATTTTCCCTGCAGCCTCCTCCTTGAACGCCAACTGACCGAGATTCCGGTGAGATTTCTCGATGCTCAATGCCTCAATTTCGCTATCCCTAGTTAAACCGGGACGAGGAATAACATCCTCTCCGGTAGCTTTTTCCACTCAATATCTTTCATGAACAAGACGTTTAAAAGTCTCATGTCAATCATAGAAAAGTGAAAAAGACCCTGATCAGCAAGCGTAATTGTATAACTCTCCCCTCCCAAACCACATCTTCGTGTCCATAATAAATCCTTTTCAGGAAATTTTAGCACTCGGAGAAGCAGTTTGAAAGCGTTCCAGTCCCAAACTAGCGCGTAAAGTAATTTCCTTGGACCACTTTGATACGAACTGACTGGAATATCCAGATAGTCACGTACATATTAAGTCTAAAGATTCGACTTTACCTGTGAAGGGGTCCGTAATGGTATTCAACTTATATTTCGGTTTACAAGATATTATCCTGTATATCGAAAAAATAGTCAAATATCATCGGACTACACTCACAGTAAGCTTTTCAAGTTCCCTCTTATCTCTAAGAGGAATAAACTTGGGAAGTCCCGCTTTTGTCAAACCGGGTAATGGTAATAAAGGTTCAATTTCACGCATCGTTTTCAGAGGTTTTCCTCCGATATAACGTTGAAGTGAAACTAAACAGGCTTTTAGATACTTTACTACAAATTCGGAACCATGTATACGATGTAATCGTAATAACATGTTCCCAAATTTAGTAAGTAACGACAGTCTCGTTGAAACCTTACTGCGTATAAATAGAAAACGGGAGAATAATCTTCCGTATCTACGCAACACAGTCAGAAACTCTATTGAGTTTCCGAGTGATACCATATACGTCTTATCTTTGATCGAAGCATCAAATTTGACTCTTTTAAAAGAATTAAATTTTATGTTATCTTTCATGATAGGTATAATTGTTGGGTCCATCGAAGGATCTATTGCTAAATCCCTCAATGGGAACAGGTAATAGGTACCCGAACCTGGTACTTACCAATTATCGGTATAAATACTGACATTAGTAGCTAGTAACTGGTCACTCAAAGAGTGGACCTCCGGTAACCCGGAGTCTCTTTGACCCAGACTTTCCCTTCAAACGGAATATTTAAAGGTTAGGCTGGTTAATAACCAGTGGTTCCCTCGAAGAGTAGAAATACTCCTC